CGATAGCTAACATGGTGCAAGATGGTTACTTGGACTTCAACATTGCTGACATACAAGGCGAGATTGATTACCTCGTCGTTGATGGCACCTTACCGCTAGAACCCACCAGAAACGCCGAGACATGGATTAACATGCTGAAAGTATTGAATGATACTGGCATGGCTATGGAGTACAATGGCGGCAAGGTTGTTGAAGAGGCCATTCGTTCAATGGGTATTGCTGACTTGGATCAATTCAAGATCAGCAAAGAGCAACAAGCCAAGGGTCCGACCCCTTCTCAGGAAATGATGCTTATGGAAAAGGCGCGAGGCGCGTCTGTTCAGCCAGCCGAGGACATTGAGCGTGAAGTTCAGAAGGGCAACTTGGTTCCCATGAAAGGAAACGAGCGATGACGAACCCCGTACACAGCCGTAATTGGGCGTCACAGGTTGATGCGGTAACGCGAGAATATATCAACGCGCGGATAAACGAAGAGTTGAAGCCGATTAGGGACGACATGGACTCCCTTCGCGGTGCATTATTGAGCCTGAGAGAGACAGCCAATCTCAATTCTGGCAACTTGATTGGTCGTTTAAACAACATGGAAGAACTGTTGTCGTTGTCCTCAACTCGCATAGCGCAGTTACGGACTTTGGCGAATGAGGAAGGTAGTTAATGGCACGTACCCGCGTCCCCTCAGAACAGCTAAATTTCAGAAGTGCGAACACTGGTACGCACTTGCTGGACACGTATCTTGAGGATGCGGAAAAGGGTGGCCTCACCCTTTCTCAACTCATGGGCAAGCTGTTTAATGACGCAACTGGTGACATTGACACGTTTGACTTTCGTTACACTAACACGCCAGCCGATGGTGAAACCCCTGCTTCTCAAACTCTTGAGCTTCGCATTGGGACTGACGCTGACTACCAAGAGATAGCGTCTTTCACTCAACTCTTCACTGACCTTGCCAGCTTCAAGACTACAGCTTTGGCTGACATGGAAGTTAAGCGGCAAGATGCGGAAGACAGTAAGGACGCGGCTCTTGCTTCTGAGTTGGATGCGGAGGCTGCGCAAGCGGCGGCAGAGGCAGCGCGTGATGCGGCTGCATTGGCCCGTGATAATGCTCAGACTTATGCGAACCAAGCGTTCCAAACCACACCAACCGTCATCCAACAGGGCATCATACTGTCCCAGCTACACGGTGATCTATTTGATGGGAGTACCCTCTAATGCCGAATATTAGTGTATCAGACCAACAGGCACTTGCGACTGAGTTAAGTCAGCGTTTGAACGCGCTGGACACAGCGACACCAAACGCTGATCTGGTGTACCTCGCCCGTATGATCCAAATCTTTAACGGTGACGCGAACCTGTCAGCCGTTAGTGCCGAAGGTACGGTACAGATTGCCGCCGTTGAAACGGCTGGTGCTAACGAAGTTAGTGAGGTTCAGACTGAGGGTAGTACCCAAGTTTCAGCCGTGCAAGCGGCATCATCGACAGAGCAAGCTGCTCTAAACGGACTACAGACGAGCATTCAGTCAGCGTTAAACGCTTACGCAATGTCCCCGTCCAAAGTCTTTTTCCTATCCCAATCGTAGAGAGAAATAGAAATGGCAAATGGATTATTAGGCAAGAAGGTCGTAAACGCACGGGATACGGAAGTAGTCTATACCGTTCCCGCTTCTAGGACTTCAACATTCAACTTGAACGTACTGAACAATGGCAGCAACGCTGCTACTGTAAACGTGTACGTTTCGGACAAGACATATCAAACACGGGATTTTGAGGATTACCTCGACCCCTTGGCCTACAACAAAGCATGGGTTGCTGCTGACACGGCGAACACTCTCGACTTGATTGGCAAGAGTACATCTAAGATGATGACCGCTCTCAAGACCACGCCTGTTGAGCCAGCCGCCGCTAACACGGCATCGAACCCAATCGCGTCTAAGAAGATTGAAACTCTGCAAACAGCAAACGCTGACGGGAACTTCTTTCTTGTGAGTGATCCATCTGCTGTAGGCAACCCGCTTCCATTCTACAATGGCGGCGAGCTTTACGTCCGTTCTGCACCTAACGGCAACGTCTACACCTTCGACAATTACTTCTCTGGTGGTGGTGCTGCTACGACTGCAAACGCCTACGGTCAGACTGCTACGGACAACATTCTCTGGGCAACAAACCAAGAGGGCGCGTTTGCTCTTTCATATGTTCAAGGCGTTCCAGGCGGTGCGGGTTCGGTTGTAAACTCAATCGCGGATTACCGCGCTACGGCGGCTGCATATGGTTCTGCCTTCACATGGGGCTTGGGCGCGATCAGCAAGATTGCTGGCGTCAAAACTGCGGAAGAGCGGTTCATCATCGGCACGACCACTGGCTTCAACTACATGTCTAACGATGACACGCCAGAGACACAGGCTGAGTTCCAATCGAACACTATGTCACCGCCAACAGGCATTTCTGGTTACATGATTGGTGCGGCTGCTATTGAAGGTTCCACTGCAAACGAAGGCAACCTATTCATTGCTTATTCGGGCAACAAGATTGCTTATGCTGGATACACTGCTGCGGCCCCGTTCCCGACTTCTGGCTATAGCGTGTTCGATTTCCCAACGGGCGTCACGTATGACAATGTTGTGGATGTTCGTGCAGAGGGTGCCAACCTTGTAATTGTTGTCTCTTCTGGCGAAAAGTATAGCTCGTCTGACCTTGGCATTACTTGGGTCACGTCCAAGAGCTACGCAGCACAGCCAATCGGCATCGCGGTTGCATCAATCAGCGGTCAAAACAAATTTGTTAATGACGACCTTTTAACAAACGTAACAGAACTTACCTTTGTTCGTGGGCGCACATATCGCTTGCACCAGCTTGCCGCATCGAACAACGGCCACCCGCTTCAACTCTCCGAAGTATCTGGTGGGCCACACTCAAACGGCACTCCTTATTCAACAGGCATGACGTTTATGTTGGGCGATCCGACAGCGACAGGTTCATTCGCGGTCACTACCACAACCAATGCAGATTGGGTGAGCAATCACGCCACCTACAACGGCCAAGCCCGTATCATAGAATGGACGGTTGATAGCTCTACTCCTAACACGCTGTACTTCTACTGTCCAAACCACACCAACATGGGCTACGCGATTTCAGTAGTAGACGAGGACACGGTTGCGCCACACGACACGCAAACCGCTCTTTCTACTGTCAACATTTACAATGCTGACAATGGTGATGCTGATCGACGTTATGACCTTACCTTTGAGGGCAACGCCTTTATGCGCGAGAAACGCTTTTTCGCTCTGCCTCTCGTTGACAAGTACGAGATTACTGAAATTGCGAGTGGTGAAATTCTTGAGCGCACAGCGATCATGGCCTCTCAGGGCGAACAAGTAATTGTAACTACGAGCGAGGACAGCATTGTAGTTCGCGTTCACGGTATTGAGGAATAATCACACATGGCACGTATCCGTAGACCCAAGACGATCAACGGCTCAGAGTACACCTTCGGTGGTGGCTCTGCGGCTGCTGCGGCTGCTGGCGCAGTCGGTGGTTTAGTAAAAATTGCTAAAGGCAATATGAACACAGCAAACGCAAACCACGATGGCTTTCTTTCGAGTGGCGATACAATTCTTGTTAGGTTGGATGCTAGCACCGATATCCCTACGAAGGATCAGTATATATACTTCGACAACGCTTTCGAGACTGAAAACGGCCAGGTCACTTACGAGTTTATGAATGGCGACACTGCCTTACCAGCGGGTGTTTCTTTTGCAGCAAATACTGACGCCAATGATTCTGACACGGGCGAAGCGCGCTTCTATGGCACTCCTACTGTTACGGGTACAAACTCTTTTCGTGTAAAGGTAACTTACCCATCTGGTGCGCCTTCTGAACAAATAGAGCTTATTTATACGCTTGGGGTTAATCCCGCTGGTACAACTCCTGTCTGGGGATCGACACTCCTCCCTTCTCAAATTGTTCGCAACAAAGCTGGCGATCAAGCTCTTTCATCGGGACCGACGACCAGTTACGCAGGGGCGACTTACACTCTGTCTAACGTAAGTGGTTTCGCACCAGGCGTGGTTCCTACCATTGATAGTGCAACAGGCGATGTTGTTGTTTCTAATGTTGGTGATTTAATTGTCGCATCAAGCACACACGCATACACTGTGAATGCCGACTTGGGCGAGTTCGGGGTATATACTCAAACTTACTCTGGAAGCATAAGATATGGCGACCCTTATGACGCAATTTATTGGGGTCCAGGTAACGCAAAAGTAGATCCAGAAATTTATAGAGTGGACACGGGTGGTAACAGAATTTCCACTGCTCAATATGATGCGCTTTGGAACCACGGGGTGAAGGCGGGTGCATTACGTTGCAGATATGACAACAATTTATCCACTAGCCCATATCGGTACAATGAAAGCTTCGGGCTAACTTACAATGAAAGCTGGGGTTTTTCCTCTGGCAGTGTTGGCTACTTAGGCCCAAAGACTTCTTCAACAACTAATACGTCGGCCAACGGCAACATGGTCAAGATGCTATGGACAGTACCACCGGGTTTAACAAAGTTCAGCGCAGTCGCAATCGGTGCTGGCGCAGGGGGTGCTTATACGTGGGCAAATGACGGTGCTGGTGGTGGTGGTCTTGCTTGGATCAATGAAGTCACTTGCACTCCTGGTGAGCAATTTGAAATTGCTGTTGGGATAGGTCGGCGTTCTAATTCTACCAACTCATCGTATTGGGCTGGATCAAGCTGGATACGGCGCGTCACCGCGGCTGGCTACGGTGCTAACGAGTGGATCATAATTGGCTACGGTGGCGGTTATCAAAATGGTCAGGTTTCGCCTCTCAACGGTAGAAGCAACCCTGATAGTTCTAATTTACAATTTGTCGAGGCTTACAGCAATAACAATAATAGGGACGGTGGTTCCGCAGCCGCGTCAACTAATTATGGCACCCGTGGCGTTGAGGCTGGTGGCCGCGCGGCTGGTCGCGGTGGTGGTGGCGCAGCGGGATATGTCGGTGCTGGCGCGAACAGTAACAATAACAACGGCACAGGCGGTAGCGCGGGGGCGGGTAATTACTATTCCTCGACTTATGGCTGTAGTGCGGGCGGCGGTGTCGGCTTAGACGGTCAAGGCGCGGGTGGTGCCGATGGCGTGGGTAGCGGCTACGGCGGTAACAATAATTCATACACAACGAATACCGAAGCCGATGGCACAAACAACTACTACACTGGTGGTGGTGGGGGGTCAGGTGGCTCGCGCGGATGCTACGGCGAAAACAACCAAACTAGCAACGGTGGCGTTCAAAACCGATACATCAACGGCGGGATGCACGGCGGCGGCGGCGGCGGTTCGGGAACGAGCTACGGCGGTGGCGCAGGTGGAATGGGCGGTGTTCGCATAATTTGGGGAATTGGTAGCGATGCAAATGGCGACCCTGTAGATCGCGCATTCCCGTACACCTTCACAACCGAAGACCCAACCATTGCCGACAGCCGCAACCCAGGTGACGGACGTTAAGGAGATCATAAATGGCGTATGAAGATAGAGAAACTTTAGTCGGTCACATGAGAACCACAAGGGATCACAAACTGGCTTTGAGTGACATTGATATGCTTCGCGCAGTAGAAGAGGCGGCTTCTTTCGCCGCCTTCGCTACAGCACGATCAGATTGGGCAACTTATCGCCAAGCCCTTCGTGATTACCCGTCTACTTTTCCAGATGAATTAGAGGACGACTTGAGCGACATGCCAGCCATGCCGCTTTCCCCAAATGAGCAAGTAACAGAGGAATAATATCACCATGAATTTCATCCCTTACACTGACGAATTTGGCAATGAGCATTACTTTGATGCTTCTCGCGTAATGTTCACAATGTCTCAGCCTCTTGATGTGCCAGACGATAACGGTTTGTTCAACGAGTTCGGGTGTAAAGTTGCCCTCAACGAAAACATGGGCTTCATCATCGCTGATGAAGAGCCTTCGTCAATGATTGCTCGGATTAAGGAAGCTAACGGTATTGCCAGCTAAACGTGTCAACAAAAAATCTATGCCTTGCAATAAGCCTCGCCGTGCGGCGGCGGGGTCTAGCAAGAAGTCTGTTGTGAAGGCGTGTAGTGGCGGCAAGGAAAAGATCATTCGTTTTGGTGACAAGAAAATGTCCATCAAGAAAGGCACCCCTGCCCGTAAGAAATCCTACTGCGCTAGGTCGGGTGGGATCAAAGGCACCAGTAACAAACTGAGTGCTAACTACTGGTCAAGAAAGGCGTGGGATTGCTGACATGAGCCTCTATCGTAACATGAATAAACGCAAAAAAGCGGGGACTTCCAGAAGCAAAGCCAAGTCCACAATCTCAGACAAGGCTTACTCAAATATGAAAAAAGGCTTCCCCAAAAAGAAAGGAACGAAGAATGGCAAAGGGTCCAAGTAAGGCTTTGCGGAAGACAGGATGCGGCATGACCAAACCTGGCAAAGCACCGATTAAAAAGAAACCGAAATCAGGAATGAAAGTTTCCAAATAATTATGACACTTAAATCTGACGTTAACGACCTGATCCAACTTTCGGAAAGTAGGGGATGGGCTAAGATCAACAAGGTCATGCACGATGAAATGTTACAACTCGCATTGAGCATGGCCCGAACTCCCGACATGACGCAGCAACAAATGGATTTCCAGCGTGGAACCATTTGGGCGGCTGAACAATTACTAAGTGTGCCAGAACGCCTAATACACAAACTCGAAGGCGAAATGGCGATGGAACAAGCAACACACTCCGCTACGGCTGAGAAAGGATTTAACGATGGCTGATAAGAACCAAGATCAGATGGCACGTATTGCGGCAAAGCAATTAGGCGGCGAGGCACCGAAAGAAGCGGTAGCACCCGCAGCGAATGCCACCCCTCAAGAGCAAGCGGCACAAGTTGCTTCGCCTCAAACCGAGGGTGACAAGTCGCAAGAGGCGGCAGTAATGTATAAGATCAAGATGGGTGACAAAGAGCGTCAGCTTACACCTCAACAGATTTCCAGTACATTCGAGCGTTACCGCGACCTCAACCACAAGCAAGCGCAGATGAAGCCAGTTATGGATTTGGCTGAAAAGATGATGAATGCTGGTAACATTGATGGCAATGCGGCGGCGAAACTGATGCAAGCTTCTATGAAGGCTTACACTAAGAACGCCCAAATGGGGAAAACACGCCCAGCGCAGCAAGGGGTAGCGGCACCACAACAGCCTAGCCCGAATGCTCAACAGCCCAACTTGGACAATGAGTTTAAAAAGTATGAGGACGAAAATGCTATTGCACTTCCCCCAGGATATAGGGAAGCGGCTGCACGTTTGAATGCTATGGAACAACGTCTTGGTCAGGGTATGCAGATGATGCAGCAAATGAACCAACGTATGGGTCAGCAAGCCCAGCAAGGCGTTCAGTCTGCGCAGCAAGCACAAGGTGATCGGATGCAAGCTGTTGAGCAAAGTATCCGCAACAACTTGGACCGCGCACAGCAAGCGGCTGGATTACCCGACGAAGCGGTTAAGGACTTCCAAGCTTATGCTGGTGAACGCGGCTACACTGCCGAGGATTTTGCCGACACCAATCTAACGATGAAGGTTGTGCAAGACTTTGCAAATCAGCGCAACACTCCTGAGTTTCAGCGGTTGAAGGACATGTCTTCTCGTCGCCAAGCTTTCTTGCAAACGCAGCAAGGTAGCCCCGCGTCATCGGCAGCAAAGCCTAAAGGCGACCAAACAATGGCTCGTATGGCAGCTAAAGCGATTGCAGATCGCAATCAGTAAAATTAGGGACGACACGCGACTGACAATTCCACATATTAGAGGTGAACAGACGCTACGGCTTCAACTTCATGTTCACCCCTTGGGAATTGTAAGGTCGCGTGTTTTCCGCGTCTAAACAACGTCCCCCGATAAAACGAAACACCTATAGAAAAGGAGATCAGCAATGGCTGGTATTCAAGGTCTTCGGGGTACAGGTCAGTTTGACAGTGACTTTCGCCCCAAAAATTACCGCGAACTTTTTTCGCTCCTCGAACCAAACGGAAATTCGCCTTTAAACAGCATGTTAGCAATGACAGGCTCCGAGGCAACTGACGATCCTTCCTACAAGAACTTCAGAGACGAACTTCCCAACCGTGCGCTTTCAGTAAACGGTGCGGTAGCTTCTGCCTCTACTACATCTATCACAGTGGATGCTGGTAACGACAACTTGTTTGCCGTTGCGGGTTCTATCATTGTGAACGCCCAAACTGGCGAAGTCATGCGTACTACTGCTGACGCTTCGGCAACGGGCTTGGTTGTAGAGCGTAACATTGGTGGAACAAATCACCAGATTGCAGACGGGGCCGACTTGTTCATTGCTGGTACAGCATATGAAGAGGGCGCGAACTCTCCAACTGGCGTAAGCTTCGACGCAACCGTGTCAGAAAATTTTACTCAGATTTTCCGCACGGCCTTCACAGTCACCGAAACACTACGTGCAACTAACTTGCGCACAGGTGACAAAGAAGACGAAATGGCGACCAAAGCTCTCAAGATGCACATGATGGACATCGAACGAGCAATGTTTTTCGGTAAGAAAAACGAAAGCGCGGGTTCAACAGCCCAACCTCGTCGTTTCACAGGTGGCTTGATCAATACTCTATCTAACGTGATTGACCGTTCTTCTGCATCAAATACGATGACAGAAGATCAGTTTGATCGCTCGTTGATCGAAGACATCTTTGCGTTTGGTAGCAAACAGAAGATTATGTTCTGCGGTGCCAAAGTCGCTGGACACCTTCAAAAATTTGGTAAGGACCGTTGGTCCCCCCATGTTATTGAAGACACTTACGGCGTATCACTTACTGGCTACGAAACTTTTGCTGGTACACTTGCGGTCCATCTTCACCCACAGTTCCGCATGGTTCCTGGGATGGAAAATGCGGCGGTGATCGTGGATTTCCCATACTTGAAGTATCGTTACATGGAAGGCCGCGACACATCGCTTTTGCGTGATCGTCAGTCCCCAGACGCCGATGCAGTCAAACATGAGTATTTGACCGAATGTGGCCTCGAATTGTTGCAAGACAAGGTACACACATACATCAAAAATTGGGACGCAATTGCGTAACTTTTGATGCAGTGAAATTAGTTGAGGGCGGCTTCGGTCGCCCTTTTCTTTAGGGACGACTAAGGGTGGTAAAATCTGGATAAATAAAGGTGAACCATCATTAGGAGCTACTTTTATGGCGAAGAAACGCGCACGTAACGAAGACGGTCACTATATCGCAGATGATCCGACCACACCTCAGAATGAGGCTTGGGAAGAACAAGAGCCTAGCCCAGCCAAGGCTAAACGCAAAGCCAAGCAAAGCCATGCTCCTAAGAAGGAAGCGGCATCGCCATTTACTTATTTTGTTTCGACGGGTGAAGAGTCTTCCGTATTCGATCTGCGTGTTGGTGACGTGAAGGTTCGCGGTGCATGGGACACAGGCCGCACACATGTTTTTTGGAAAGTACCAGCCGACATTGTTGCTAACGCAATGAAGCACCACCACATTTGGTCGGGGCGCATCATTCCAGCCGAGGACGACTGATGGCAGAGCAGTCCGTAGTAAAGCCGTTTGCGGCGGGTAAGGAGAAATTTTCTCCCCTAGAAGACTTGGTAAGGTCGTCTTTAGTACGGGCTGGTAACTTCTCGCCTAGTCGCATTGATGGCGAAGTAATGATGATGATGATTGAACTCGCCAACCGAGTTGTCGAGGAAGTTCGCAAGCACCCGTACTGGTCGGGTGGTGACATAAACTATTACAATGACCCTACGGAAAGCCGCGACATTCCAGACATGGTAATGATTGATGGTTTGACCGCGCATTACTTGCTTCAGCAAGGTTCAGACAAAGCGATGGTGTTCTTACAGATATACCAATCCAACCTAACCGACACCCTGTTTACGCGAACCAATGGAAACAAAAAGATCGTTGTCAACATAAGGGACGGTGGCTCAAACCAGCGGTATTACTAAATGGCAAGACTCAGTTATGCTCCCATAGCGATTAAATCTTCCGCGACCACTTACTATGGTTTTCGCGGCATTGATCGTTCACGCGACATCACAGCTATGGAAACTCAAAAAGAGCAAAACTTTTGGGTGTTGGATAACTGTTATGTTGACTACCGAGGGCAGCTAATCCGCGACCCGAAATTCTTTTTGCATTCTGGGTCCAATCGGTTCCCTGTTAAAGCACTGCGCTTCTACAATCGTGAGGGCGTTTGCTATGCAGAGGAAGACGCTAATGATACTCACCTCGCTTCGGATCGGGGACACAGGGTAGATCAAGCCTATCAAAAGGGCGCAGTCGTCAGCATGACAAACTTCAAGGGAAAGGTTCATATCTTTTCTGAGAACACCCGCATGTATCGCTACGATGGATTTCAATTCGACACAGCAACGACTTCCATAACCCCCTCATTCGGTGTTCCTATCCAACGGCGTTTGGCTGTTGCTGGTTTTAAAGATAGGCCAACCACGATTGAATTTAGCCGCGTCGATAACCCCGACATCTTTCTTGAGGAAGAGGCTATCACTGAGGAAGTGACCCGTGCTTCCTTTATCGACATTTCCAATCTGATTGGTACAGCCGATGAAATCACAGGCTTGGGAACTTTCGAGGCCAACCGACTAGCGGTGTTCACCAAAGACCAAACGCTTGTCTACATCATCGACCCCGACTTTGAACAATGGCAACTCGACTCTCGCGCCAACCTTCGCATTGGTTGCATAAGCCACAACTCAATCGTGAACGCGGGATCAGACCTTTTGTTTTGTTCACGCCGAGGCATTCACTCAATCATGCGGTCCGAGCAAAACGGTATTACTATCGCGGAAGCATCTTTGTCCGACGAAGTTGAGCCTCTGTATCAGGAGCTTGTAAAGACAACGCCAGACCCACGAATGATTAGTGCGGTCTATGATCAGGACACTCAGACCTATCATGTATTCTTCCCGCGTCCTGGGGGGACGCAAACCAAGCGTCTATCCATGAACTTCCGTTCTGGATACGAAATGGTGAACTTCCAGTTGGGTGACACACTGCTACCAAGATGTGGCGCGTTCCTTGGTGGAAGACTTATGTTTGGAACTGCTGATGGGGTCTATGAGGCTACAGATCGTGTGATCACTCAGGACACAGGATTGTCAGACTTACGGCGTTCACCGATGATCGCTGAAACCCCTACTTTGTGGCTGGGTGATTTTCTAAACAGTAAGCGTACACATTCGATGATCCTACAAGCTACGGGCCGAGGTCGTTTTTACGTTGATGCTTTAGATGACGAAGACCGTCTTATGTCCACTATCGAAGTCAACCTTGATCGTATTGAGGGAGACAAGCATTGGGGCGATGCACCTTTGAAATCTGACTACTCGTTCCCATTCAACCACATATTTCGCGGGGTCAGGCTTCGGTTCCGTACAGATGAAAAAGACGTTGACGCTGATGTAACGGTTATCAGCTTCGCGTTCTTAATGCACAAGGAGAAATAAGGCATGGCCCGTCTAAAGGTATTATATCCTGGTAATCACACATCCAGTGGCAACATCGGTGCGGATATTGAGAATATTGTCCGTTACCTCAACTCGTCTGAGCTTGGGGACCAAACAATCGCGGAGCTATTAAAAAAGCTTTTCGACACAGATGGTATTCTTCAAGCACCAGTAGAGCTTCGCAAAGATAACATCGAAGGTTTGCAATACCGTGTCGGTGAGTACACAGAAGCCGAGATCGGTTGGAAACAGCTTGCCACAGTAGACCAAATTCGCGGGGCGGCGGGTTCAGATGTAGGCACTATTGGTGCGCCTTTGTTTTCTGCACGTTTCGACGTTGTTGTTAATGAGGCAGATGGTGATGGTAATATTGCGTACCCCACAGGTACAACAGTGTTCAACTTCAT